AGCGAAGACATTGCTTGAGTTCGCTGCAAAGGTTTGACCATGCACCAATTGAGCTCCAAGCCCATTGTGCTGTGAGGTAAATGGTAAAAGTTAGCAACATGCCCATGATTGGTGCATCCATTGTCTGCTTACACTCGGCAAACTCAGTGCGAGGCTTAATGATAATCTTTTGCTCTGGCATTGGCTTAACCAAAAACGCAGATGTAGTAGGTGTGATTGTATCGCTTGCGTATATCTTTTGCATTGGCATTGGCATTGGCTCTGGCATTGGATCAATACGGGGGGTTTCAAAAGTTTGCCCCCATTGATTAGTGCAATAGTGTTTGCCAAAGATAGTGAATTTTCTAAATGGTTGTAAAACCACATTGGGCTTTATCTCAATGTAATTGTGATGCGTATGAATCTTGCATCCAATACCCACAACGCATCCTGCATCTAAAGTTGTGATCACTTGTACTGAGTCAATGCCGTCATCCATTTAATTTCCTCTTGGTATGTATCCTGCCGCCACCATTGCAGCAACAATTGCTGCAAGTGTCTCGGTTGTTATCTGCTTTAAAATAAGCGCAAAAACACTTGAGAGAATCACTAAGCTGCCAATTGTTGGCCTCCAATACTTGACTATTATATCAAGCAGCTGCCTTGGTTTGTTGACTCTCCTTGCCGCCATAAATGGTTAAACTATTTTTGTGAAATAAAGTTGCGACTCTTTCTTGCGCCTTCTTACAAGCCCTGTTGAAACTAAGCCGCCTGCTCTGTTCCACTTGGCAAACTCAGCTGCAATCTTCGGATCATTTGGGTTGGCTTTTACAAACCTCAACAGCTGCGACTTAGCAAGGTTGCCTGCGCCCAGGTTAAATGTAAAGCTTACAAGCGCATCAAACTGATTAGCATTCACCTTTGTGCCGTTGAGCAATCCTGTCACGCTGCCCTCGAACTCCTTAAGGTGGTCGAGTAGCATCTGCACTGCTTGCTCCTTGGTTATGGTCTGCCCGAGCTTGACCTTGGTGCCATCAGCATAGTATGTTGCGCCGTAGCCAATGGTGGGCACTCCTGCCGAGCAGAGGTAACTGGTGAGCCGCAAGCCCTCGAACTCCTGTATGAGTCGGATGCCGTTGTCAGACGATTTCATTACACAATGAAATATTGCATTGTACAATAAATTGGAGTTAATCCTAAGACTAATGTCAAATCATCAGAATTAACTTTTAAAGTATTATTGCTAATTGTAACATTTATATTTTCAGGAGTATCAATAACTGCAACTCCATATCCAAAACCAGAACCAATTGAAAATGGCAATGTAAAATTTAAAGTACCAGTTGGATTTATTGTAAAATCTAACTCTATATTGAAAATAAATGTTAATGTTACTGCATTTCCAATTTTTGAATATACACCATCTGGTCCTCCAGTTGATACAATTGCACCTGATAGGGTACTTAATACAGGTGCAAAAGCAGCACTTGTATTAGCAACCAAGTTCCCCACCTCAATCTGCTTGGATGTACCTTGTGGTGATTGCGATGTGTCGCTTATATCCACGATGTATAATAAGTCATCACTTGCTGCCGTAGCAAGTGTTCCTAAGTCGGTAATTTTTACTCCTGCCATGATTCGATTATTATAGGTTTGTAAGTTATCAAAGGTAAGGCTTTCACCCAATCAATTGAGCATTGCTCAACTTCTTCAATGCTGATAATGTGATTACCGTCAGCATCCATGATAGGGTTAAAATAATTATCGGGCATGAACTGAATGCCAACAAGGCTCTGAGCCTGTTCGTATGTGAGTTGATGTACTTGCATTAGACTTGACGGGATAAAGTGGTTTGAAAGGCTTGAACATCGGTGTACATTGATGCTGCTTCAGTAGAGTTTAACCCACTGCCAAGAAATGCAAAAGCTAATTGATGATTGGAAAAAAATTCAGCAACATTATTTCCATTCCTTGCACCTAAATAAAATGATACATTAGGCAATATACTAACTAATACTGTATTAGTACCCAATAAAACTCCAGCACGATAAGCAGTGAACAAAGTACTTGTTGTTCTTGAACCCATTAACAAACCAGTTGAAGGATTTGCAGTGTATGATATTAAAGAAGCAACTTCACCGCTAACAAAATTACCATTCGTCAAATTATTATGCAAAATAATAGTACCTAATAATGCACCATAAACCCTTGAACCAGTTACGTTATTTGTTCTTGAATAAATACCAAAAGAATTGCTTGTGAAATTTAATGTAATTAAAGGATTTAAAAATGTATTAGCATACGCATTTGTTCCATTTGGCAATGCTCCATTACTTGAGTGAGTCCATCCACCAACAAAGTTCAAGCGGAATGCAGCGTTTGTATCCAATGGATTCTTAAGGTTAAATTTATGCGTTGTTGCCGTTCCTCCTACCATTGGATAAATCGCATTACACTTTGCCCACGTTCCATTTGCTTTCATGCTTGTTACCAATGTGCAAATGGCAGATGTGATTGTGGCATCAGTTATACTTGCCGCTGCAAGGAATGCAAGTGCATCAACATCGCAGCCCGTAGCATAAGAATATGGGTTGACTAAGAAACTCATGCGTAGTTGCCTATTAACATTACCTTCAATCCTTTTGCCGTTCCATTGCCAATCTGGTCAATGTCGATTGTTATCTCTGCATCATCGGCAAGTGCCGTGTCACTTATCACTGGCGGAGTGGCAGCCGTTGTGCTTGTCTTTTCGGTGTTGTCGATTGTCAGCTTAGTGCTTAGGATACTTGTACCGCCTTCATTGATGTCAACAGTGAAGATGCTTCCACTTGCTTGAGCAGTTGTGAGTGATGCTCTTACCGCAGTTAGTGTCACTGCTCTTGGCATTCTAAATGTAATCTTGGCCGTTCCCGTTGCGAGTGCAGTAGTTTCATCTGATGCAGCAACAACAAGCTCGAAAGGAGTGGCATAGTTACCGCTTCCAAGCAATGAAGTCGAGTTGATGGTCTTGATGTTTGTGCCGCTTACCAGTGCTGCTTGCTTGGCATCGAATGCCGTCCAGTCAGCTATACTCAGCGCACCTCTGTTGGCAGCACTTGCCGTTGGTAGGTTGAATGTATGAGTCGCAGTTGTGGATGATATAGCGAAGTCAGTGCCTGCCGTTCCAACAGCAAGGAGTTGATTCTGGGCAGTCAGTCCATTAAGCGAGGTTAAGCCAGTTGAGAAAGTTGTTAATACTTGGCAAAGATGGCTGTCTTCAGTGTGCAATGTTATGGTCTTGCTGCTATGAATTACATACACTCTTATTGCAATCCTATCCGCTGCAAGTAGCACAGTGCTTGGCATTGCCACCGCAGTTGTGTATAAGTCAATGACTGCTCCATTAGTAATAAACTCAGGATTTGCAGAGCTTGATGCAATCAATGACAATGTTCCTGCGCTTAGCTTAAAAATATCAATGTAGAATCTTGGAGAGCTTCCTGCGTTATTCGCACTAAAGTACATTTCAAAGTTCCAATTGCCAGCAGGAATTAATAGTTGATTAGGTACAGTTGCATCAGTAATGAATGACTGAATATATCCATCTGCATTGATGCTAAAATCTGTTCCTACTCCAATCACTGGAGTGTTGCTCATCTGCTTAAAAGCAACTCCATCCAAAGTACCTTGAGCAACTGAGCCGTTGAGGTAGAAGCTCACAGCACTACCGCCTCCAGTTGATGTCGGAAAGTTTGCAAGCTGCCCATCACCTCTGATGTACTGCGTTGCAAGTCCTGCCGCTGTCACTGCCAACGTTCCGCTCGTTGTCACTGGGTTGCCACTAACGGAAAACGCGGCAGGCATTGATAGGTCGACCGATGTGACAGTGCCTGTTGGTATTGAGGGGAATGGTTGAGGTGAACCTAACCCATCTAAGTAGTCAGTGCTCAATCCTGTTGGCACATTGAACTTACCATCAAAGGTATTCCAATCGGTTGATGTTAGGAAGCCATCTGTTGTCGTATCCGCTTGAGTGATGCTGATGTCGGGAGTAGTGCCGCCTGTAGAGGACAGGGGCAAACTCGCAGAGACACTTGTCACACCGCCAACTGCAACAACCGCCCAAACAGCTGCGCCGATTGTGGCATCAGAGCAAAGGTAAACAGTGCCGTCATCTAAACTCCATCGAGAACCTACAACAAAGCCCTTAGTTGAATCATCTGTAACTTGAGGTACAAATGTAAAGTTGTGAGTTACATCGCGAATGGTGAAGCCATCTTGCTGCATGTAGTACAATCGCCCTGCTTCCCACTTCAGCTCGTAGCTAATTGAGCATATCTGCGCTGTGCCCTTTGCACCGCCGTTGCCTGCATCGGTTGTCCCCTTGCGGAAGAAAGCACCGTTGTCAAAGCTTAGCCCTGCGCTTGCTGTAAATGCAATGTCGTTGGTTGTGCTGTTGCCTAAGTCGGTAACCTCTTGCAATGTCCCCACTGCTCCGCTTCCACCTGGCACATTTACCTCAACCACTCCAGGTGATGTCAGTGATGCTGTTACTCCTGCGCCTGTAAAGTTTAATGTTGTTGCAATCGGTGTCACCTCAACCCCTTCATCCTCCACTGCAATCGCACCGCCCCCTGCACCGATTGCGCTCAACGGATCCTCTGCCGTTCCGTTGCCGATAATAGTAACCCCATCAACAGCAACCTCAGTCAAGCAAGGTGTACATGGCTGCAAGTCTGGAAGTGGAATGTCTCCAGTTGCGCAAGTATCATAGCAACCATCCTCTGTGGTAGTGACCACTTGGATATCGAAGTCAACCGATACACATGCCCACTCATAGTTTGCTGTTAATGTCTTAATCTCGTTGATGTAACCGCTTGGCACAACCTCGTAGTTGATCACTCCGATGCTCTGCTTAAACAATGGATCTGTTCCGCTTGTAAGCTTGTAGATTCTTGAAGCAAGCCAGTCCTGAGCATCCTCTGCATCGCAAGGCAGATGGCTCTTGCGGACCACTGCATAAGCAGTAAGCGGAAAGCTTGTGATGTATAACTGCTTGCAGCCACTCATTCTGTATGCTTCAGTCTTAACAACAGTCACCTTGCCACGCTTAGCCCAGAACAGAGTGCCTTGCTTAGCATCGAAGTTGGTAACAACCTCCGCTTGCCCATTGCCGATGTAATGCACCCAAGCCTTATCATTGCCGTTAGCGTTAAGCTCGCAAAGTCCAAACTGCTTGTCAAAGATATTGGCAACCTCAACCCGTTGGTTAAGCCTTTCGATTATGGTCTTAAGTAGATTCATGGTTTGCTTATCTGTATTGATATTTGCTCAACTAACAATTCAGCGTGTATTTGCAACATTGCATCTTGTTCTTCTTTTGTTGGTTGAAAGATTGTGCCGTATCCTTTGAATGTCTTGTATTTTGGATTGCCGCTTGCAACTCCTTTCTCCAATCCTAATGCTTTGCCTGCTTCGTCAGCTTGTAGGTAAATAAAAGAAGTGAAACCTTGATTGCTAACACTTGATTGATCTGTTCCAAAAGACTTTTTTAAGAATCCTGTAAGCTCCAATGGAGGTCTGCCGTTCTTAGCTTTGATTTTTGCGTATGCCTTAGTGTATTTAACTGTTGGAAGGAAGTTGCCTGCTTGGTTTCTACCTCTGCCAGTATCAATTCCAAAGATGCGAATGTACATCTCTCGGCGCATGTCAAGCACTGCTGTAAATAGTGGAGTGAATCCTCCGCTCCACTCTGAGAACAGCGCATCGATTCTTCCACTTATCTCTTTCGGTG